TTCGTAGTATTAGTATTAGCCATCTCGGATTTCTCATTAGTGTCCGACTTAGGCTTTATTTTATAAATGGTAATTTCAGTTCTTTGAAATTTTATACCTTTCTTTTTTCGATAACTAAGTATTGTCCATAGTGATTTTTTACTCTTTAATCCATACTCTTGATAACGGTGAAGTTGTACACCGTCATTACAAAGATCGTGGTATAATTTTGTTTTTTCAAATGGTTTTTTATGTTTTTTGTAGTGTTTTTTGTAATATTGTTTGGATCTCATTCGTTTTCTAATAAGACCACATTCTTTGCAGTATCTATCACATTTGGTTTCCCATTTTAAATTTAATTCACAATGACACGTTACACATTTAGAACGCCAATTTTTATTCATAAAACATTTATACCTGACTCTATTATAAGTTTTATGAATATTTTACACGTTTTTTCAATGGCAGGAGTAGGGGAAATCCTTTCCCATGAGGCAGCACAGCAAGGCCACAAGTCCATAGTCTTACAAATGCGTTCATTAGATCCATTCGACTTTGGAGAGTATTATGGAAACACAATTTACTTTGATGACCAGGCAAAGTTACTTCAAATGGCTTATGAATTGTCACATTCCGCAGATTACATAATTTTACACGATTTTGTCGAGTTTTATCGTGAATTTCCAGAGAATAAATTAATTTTATACTTTCATGGAACAAAATTAAGAAATATACTAAAAAATGATGCCGAATTTAACAGGATTAACGAAAAATTCAAGATAATTGTGTCAACATTTGATTTATGCGAGATACTTTCAAATGCTAAACACATTCCAGCTCCATGTGATCGTAAACTTTTCAACAAAAAGACAGAAAAAAATAACAAGTGGCTAACGATAAACCGTGATTATCAGGGTGAATTTATAGAAAAAAAGATTAGATCAAAATATCCACAGGTCGAATACAGGAACAGGCAAAAGGAAATCATACCATACAGGGATATGCCAAAGCTTTTAACGCAATACGAAAACTATGTAGATTGGAAATTTGACTACTCAAAACCTGAGCCATTGACAATAAATGCTCCAAGTTGTACTGCGATTCAGGCACTTTCATGTGGTTGTAGAGTATGGGATTTTAACGGTCTTGAGTTATCTCCAATGCTTCTCTTACTGCACGACTCAAAATTTGTATTTGATAGGTTTTTGGAGTTTTTAAATGAGCAGAAGTCTTGAAAAAAGCGAAAGATTACACAGGGTAATATGGGATCTTTGGGTATATCATGGAATGGGCGTACAACAGATAGCCAATCACATAAACTCAACTAACGAATTAAAAAGCGAGTTTGGCGAAGTATCACAACAAGGCGTTTATTATCACGTTGTAAAAATAAGAGATGAACTGGAAAACACAGTAAACGAAGATGCTTTGGATTCCTATGTCGGTGAGTTCATTCGTGCAAAAGAGGGCTTGGATTCCGACATAGAAGCTGTTGACAAACTCATTCAATCGGAAAAATCACAAGAGTTGCCAAATTCTGAAACACTAATCAAACTGATGAGGCTTAAGCATGAAATTAAAGTTGACAGGTTTAAGCTTCTGCAAGATGTGGAACTTCCTATACGAGTTAAGAAGTTAAAACGAGAAAGGGAAAAGATGATTGGAACAATGCCTATAGCTAAATTGGAGATAAAAGATGGGGTTAGCGAGCAAGGAAACGCTGAGGATAGTAGCATCAGCGACAACTGAGGACATACCCCAAATACCTAAAAAGTTTTGGTGTAGCAACTCGGTTTCAAAACAAGAGTGTTGCTGTTTTTGGCATTATATTTTTTATCCTCATGGTGGCCCAGAAAGGGATGGGATTTATCATCCTGTGTACGAATACGAACAGGAGTTACTTCAATCCCTTAGTGAAAATAAGTGCGTTGCGGTATATAAGGCAACTGGATTAGGCATAACAGAGTTCATGCTCTTATGGTTAGTTTGGAAATCGTTTACAGATCCATTTTTTTACGGAAAGGTATGCTGCATCATTACAGGTCCAAACGTTGATCTTGCACAGGATTTGATTCTTAGAACAAAAGACTTTTTAATTAAAAAAGGACTACAGTATGTGGATCATGGAGCATACGAACTCGAAATCAACGGACATAGAATACAATGTTATCCGTCAAATAACATCCATTCAGCTAGAGGTATACCAAAAGTTAGTTGCTTTTTTGGAGATGAAGCAGCGTTCTTCAAACTCAAAGACGATTCCATTGTTAGAACCGTTGGAGAAAGATATATTGGTAAGTCAAATTCATGGGTTGTTTGGGTATCTACAGCAGGTGAAACTCCGACAGGGTTCTTCTTCGATATTATGGGGGAAAAAAACACCATCTATAAAAGACACCATTTTTATGTTGAAGCTGGCCTTAAAACAGATTCGCAAACAAACACCTCTATCTTTTCACCACAATACATAAGCGAAGCAGCTAAGGCAAGGTCATTTGAACGTGAGTATCTTGGAGTATGGGGTAAAAACACAGGCGACATATTTACACCCGAAAAACTTGATGAAATAACATCAAAGGAATATGAATGGAATGAAGCAGATGATACAAATGATAGAATAATAGGAGCAGATCCAGGATTCGGCACATCAGAGTTTGGCATAGTCATAATTCAAAAACGCAAAGGCAAAAAAAGTGTCATATTTGCGGAATCATACAAACGTGCATCATATATTGACATGGTAGAAAAGATTGCCTATCTGTCAAAAAGGTTTAACACCAAAAAGGTGATTTGCGATTCCGCAGTTCCAGAAATAATCAAGGATCTTAGGGATAAATACCACTTAATAGTAAACGGTGTTTCTTTTGGCTTGCATGGTGAACGTATGCTTAATTACTCTGTCAATCATGTCGATAATCTCTCGGTAGAAATACACCCAATGTTTAAAAAATTAAAATCACAGTTAATGACAATCAAGACAAACAAAAAAGGGTTGCCAAACAAGACTACGCAAAATCCATTCGACATAGGTGATGCGTTTCTACTGGCTATGTATTATTATAAACTAGGTTCTGGTGTTATAGCTGGTATCGGATGATAGCCTTTTTAATTTCTTAGAAAAGTCCGCAACAAATGACTTCCAACATCCTATTGTAACTATGGGTATTATTCCATTCATGTGCGAAATATAATACATTACGTTTACATCAGTTGTTTTTTGCAACCTTTCCATAACCATTTCATCAGTTATATACATGGGAAATCTGACTATTTCATATATTAGTTTATCTGCTAATTTTTCAATTTCAGGGTGTCGCATAAGTGGCTTATTGTCTATTGGAGCATTAAGCAATACTTTCTAATAACAAACTATAAATATAAAAAGATAATGGTTTTGTTTTTAAAACTAAACGAAAAAAAGTGGGCTTATGGCGATTATACGGATTCGGCTACCTTTGACTTAAGCGGAACAGTATATACTGACGACAAACTATCGACAACTGCATCAATAGCTTCATTTACACCCACACTCAAATTCGTCAATCAGGAAAACAATGTCGTTTATTCGACAACATCAGGCATAACTGTAAGTGCAGGCTCAGGAGTATTCACAATCAAATTTACAGTCAACAATGCACCAGCACTTCATGGCGGTTATCGCATGAGAATCATACTTGAGGATTCGACAAACAGGCTTACCTGTGTAGGCGTAAACGGTTCTGACGAAATGTTTTTTGAATAATTTATAATATAATTACTTCCTTTTTGACCAAAAGACAAAAAACCAATGTAAAATGGGCGATATTTATAACTCAACTAAGCAAAGTACGACCACAAAACGTAAAACTTTACCAAAAATCGTAGAAATCAAACCAGAATATACTGGAACATTGTCGGTCTTAGAGGCATTTAATCACAGAAGCGAAGTCAATGAGTCAGATTTCGTAACGGAATTTGAACCAGATAGACCGTTTTCAGAGATGATAGATGCAATAAACAAAGATCCAAGGCTAGATATGGCAAGGGAAACCTATGTCCAAATGATTATGGGTTCTGGTATGAAAATTAAAATCAATAAAAACTCAACGCAGGAGATAGTCAATGACTGGCTTGCCGAAATTAAATTTGAGGAAATGCTAGAAGATGGGTTATATTCCTATGTCGGAGTAGGCAATCTTCTTTGGGAAAAAGCTCCAAAAAACGCAGACTTTGTAGAAATTCCTGTCGATACCATAAAATCAGTAATAAGGGATAAGAAAGGCAATATCAAATCATATCTGCAAGACGTAAACAACAAACACATTACCATTCCTGCTAAAGATGTTATTCATTTCAAGTTATCTAATGTATCAAGAGAGATTTGGGGTAGAGGAATATTCCACAGCATACTATCGGATTATGAAGATCCAAGATCGGGTAAAAAATACGATTCACCTCTAATTCAAATGAAAGAAATCGAAAACGCTATGGCAGAGATATTCCATGCCTACGCTAGTCCGTTGTTAATGTTCCAGTTTGAGGATGCTGGTGAGGACTTTATCAAGCAACAGGCAGATGCTTTAAAGAAAGCAAAGCCAGGAATGAAGATTGTAACCGACAAGGCGTTTAAGGTTGAAAAGTTTGAAGTCAACGGAAATGCAAAGTTTGACGGATATGTCGAACATTTGCAA